CCAGGTCTTATTCTCGGTCTCCTCGGTAACCAGCTCGAAGAAGAAGTTCTGGTAACGCCGAATCCACCGGTTGCACTCCTGCAGCGTCCAGACGTGATTAACGTCATCCAGACGCTTCTGGAATGCCGCAGTAGTGACAATCTGCCGCCCCCTGCCGTCCTTCGTTATCGCGCCAGTGAACGCCGCATGTATGTCACTCTCTCTCGCCATGATAAATCCTCCTCTGATAAGTACTGTATGGATAAACAGTAATATCGATCGGTACTTTTTATCAAGGCGGCGCGGCTCACAGATTTGTAAAGGGTTTGATGGCACAGGGTTTTTAGTTGGCGCATGCGATGGGGAGTGACTAATCTCAAATCACACCCCCCGTAGCTTGCTCAGACAGGAGCGGATGAGTCATTGCCCGGTCGCCGGGCTTTTTTATGTGCTGAATTTTAAAGGATCGATTCCTTGATCATCACTTGGCACGATGACAAAATCCGGTATCTTTTTTTTAAGGTGTCACCATGGCTAAATTATTCGCCCGTTATATGACGATTGGAGTTCTTAACACGCTTATTCACTGGGTCGTGTTTGCCATCTGTATCAAGAACGGTCAGAGTCAGTCAGTCTCCAACTTCATAGCCTTCTGTGTTGCCGTGACTTTTTCATTCTTTGCAAACGCCCGTTGGACCTTTAGCTCTGAGGCAACAACCTTCAGATACATGATGTATGTGTTCTTCATGGGTGCCGTAGCGACTCTTATTGGAGCATCTGCAGACCGGCTGCACGTAAATCCTGTAGCTACCCTTGTCGTATTTTCTGCAGTGAGCCTTATTTGCGGATTCCTTTATTCTAAATTTATTATTTTTAGAGAGAAAAAATGAAGATATCTCTAGTCGTTCCCGTCTTCAATGAAGAAGATGCGATAAGGCATTTTTACAGTGCCGTAAGATACAAAGACTTTTTGAAGCCATATGAAATAGAGATTGTCTTCGTAGACGACGGCAGCACAGATTTCACGCCGCAACTGATGAAGGATATGCAGGAAAGTGATCCGTTAGTTAGGAACGTGTTCTTTACGAGAAACTTTGGTAAAGAAGCGGCACTATTCGCAGGGATAGAGTGTGCCACTGGTGATGCGATCATCCCTATTGATGTCGATTTGCAGGACCCGCTGGAAGTAATTCCACTGCTGATTGAACGCTGGCAGTCCGGCGCAGATATGGTTCTGGCTAAGCGTACTGACAGAAGTACTGACGGCCACTTGAAGCGCAAGACTGCAGAGTGGTTTTACCGACTACATAACAAAATCAGCTCTCCTAATATTGAGGAAAATGTAGGCGACTTCAGACTAATGTCCCGCAACGTGGTTGAGAGCATCAGGCTTCTACCTGAGCGTAACCTATTTATGAAAGGGATTCTGTCATGGGTTGGCGGCAAAACAGAGATTGTTGAGTATACCCGTGCGGAACGCGTAGCTGGTACCACTAAGTTTAATGGCTGGAAGCTATGGAATCTGGCTTTAGAAGGGATAACTTCATTCTCAACGTTCCCATTGCGTATGTGGACTTATATCGGGTTCTTCGTGGCCTCGCTGTCGTTCCTGTACGGCGTATGGATGGTCATCGACAAATTGATATGGGGAAATCCCGTGGCAGGCTATCCGTCAATACTGGTATCAATTCTGTTTCTTGGCGGGGTGCAACTGATAGGGATTGGAGTTCTGGGGGAGTATATTGGAAGGATATACATCGAAACTAAAGGGCGACCTCGCTACATAATTTCTAAAAAGGAGAAGGATTAAGATGAATGGACTAAGTGGTTTAGAGAAAAAGCTTGCATGGTTTTTACTATTTGCATTGGTGTTTTTTTTAATAGTATCGCGGCGGCCAGACATAATTTTCAACGCTCAACCATGGGCTGAGGATGGAAAAATATGGATAGAGAATATTTATAATAATGGTTTCTGGAACTCGCTGCTGTTCCCACAAAATGGATATTATCAGACTATATCCCGAATAACTTACGGTATAGCATTACTCGCTGGCCTTTCTAAGGCAGCCCTGGTAGCGAACGTGATCGCGATCAGCATTAGATGTTTTTTTGTGATGTTTGTTTTATCCGGAAGAATGTCATTTATAAAGCTACCGTATCGCATTGCAGCAGTGTTTTACTTTTTGCTGATGCCAAATCTGTCTGAGGGATATGTGAACATCACAAATGTTCACTGGTACCTATCTCTTTATCTTATGGCAGTGGTCCTAGCTGATGAGGGAGAAGGGCCATTCTGGAAGATCCATGATTTTACCCTTCTGATTATCAGTTCTCTCAGCGGACCTTTCGTGGTATTCATTGCGCCATGCCTGCTGATTAAGCGAGTGTCTCAGCGCGGTGGTATTGTCCAGGCTATAAAGGGTATCAATGCTTTTGATGTCACTATGGCCGTATGTTGCATTATCCAGGTCGCAGCTATCCTAACTTCATCTGACGCTGGCAGATCTTCAGCCCCACTCGGAGCAAGTATTAGCCTCCTGGCCGACGTCATCAGTTACCGGGTGATAGGTGGTTCGCTATTTCTGAACGAACTTATATCAGGCATGGGAGCTATGCATGGATTGAACATACTGCTTTTCATCGCGCTATGTGTGCTGGTGCTGATTTGCTTCTTCAGATGCGGGTGGCGCTTCAAATCAGCGGCTTTATTCCCGGTGTTGATGATCGGGTTTGCTCTCGCAAAACCTATGATGAGCCTTGATCAGCCACAATGGCCAACCTTACTGATCCCTGGTGGCGGTGAACGATACTTTTTCATCACTAACTTTGCATTTTTCTGTTTTCTTCTTTTTGTAGTGAACTGGATTTCCCCCCGATCCCTGGCACCACTTATGATAATTTCAATCGTGGCATTGCCAGTCTTATTGCGTGGCTTCCCAATACAGCCAATGTCCGAGGTGGGTTATCGTCAGGATATAAATACATTCGATGCATTGCCTTCAGGAGAGTCGATGCAGATTCGCATCAACCCCCCTGGATGGAGCATGCAACTACAAAAAAAATAAAATAAGGGCCATGTGGCCCTGTTTTATTTCCCTACTACCGTGTAATCAACGCGTGCTGATATCCCTGACGTTCCGTTGATAAAGAACCCAGTAAACCCTGCGTTACTTCGCGACGTTACGATCACTGAGGTTTGACTTGCTCCTGAGTCACCATTTACCGCAATCACACTGATAATTCCGTTAGGGAAGGCAACGTTAAAGTTCACGCTGAAAGCTCCGCCAGTTCCAAGCGTAACGGTCTTTGACCCCATTTTCTGGATATAGCCATGACCAATATCAGTTGAAACCTCACCTCCAGTTTCGTATGTGCTTGAGGTATTAGTTTTCGCATTCGTGCTGGTGTTAGCGTACTCACTTCCACCGCCCAGAATCGTATTACGGTACTGGGTACAGTTGGAAGATGATCCGGCAAATACGACACCAAATTTACCTGATGGGATTTGGATGTGGTTATCGTGCACCCGCCCGTTGATACTGGCACCTGTTACCTCTATGCCATTTTCCCCTGTATCAGTGCTTCGGCCTTCCAGGAAGTTATCATGAACATCAAAGCTTTCCACATCAGACAGAAGGATATGGTTAATTGCATCATCTGAAGTTGGGTCTGCATATATCAGGTTGTCAGAGATATCCACTTTACCGTGATGGTTGATATAGATGCCACGCTGCATATATTCAATCTGAGAGTTGTGGATGAAAACCTGTGGTGGGAAATACGCAGAAACGCCAGATTCCTGTGCTTGCGCGTAAATACCAATGTTGCAACTATTGAAATTGCAGCTATTGATGAATGTACCTTCAATACCCGGATTCGTATGCGTAATTAACCAGATACCATTGTTAATATTGTTAGCAAAGCAATTGAAGAAATTACAGAAGAATACCCCTCCCAGCGTAGACTCAATCAAGAATGCTGAGGCAATCAGATTAGATTTCGTAACGCTTGATACACCACCAACGCCAAAGAAATAACACTCGGTAAGCTGAGGGTAGACAGGGTCTTTAAGATAACACAGGCCTTTTCCCCAGTAGCCATTAGCTGCTGTACCTCCAACAGCACCGCCGTAGGCTGTGACTTCCTTCAGAACAACGCTCTTAGGTGAAGCGCCTGAAGAATGAACCGTAATTGCAGGAACAGCAGTCACTGCACTTGTCACAAATTGCATACCTTCAACGCGCACTCTGCTTACAGCAGTGGTTGTTCCTGCAGCGAATCCTTGGGTTGTTGATCCTGATGTCCACTGGAGCAGACTCGCCTGAACACCCTCACCCCGCCATGATACATTCGAATTGGCGCCATTCCAGGTTATAGCAGCAGACAGCGTGTACCGCCCGCGTGGCACGGTAATTTCAGCACCATATAGCTGATTTGCTGCCCATGTAGCAGCTGCCTGAAAAGCAGATGTGTCATCAGTTGAGTTGTCACCTTTTGCGCCAAAATCTTTTACAGATATCGACTCAAGATTCTTTTCGTGTTGATTCCTTATCGCCGAACTAGCCGAAGGCTGTTTAACAGCCACTAGAGAATCACCAGCACCATCGGCAGGACTACCTAGCGCTCCCGATCCCACACTAATCCACTTACCAGTACCCACCCCGCCACTTGAGGATGGTGTCGACCCGGCTACGACGTTTTTTGGAAAAACACCATCCCACCTGTAAAACTCCCCAGTTGATGTATCTCTAAGCATTTCATTAGGTAATGTTAAAGTAGCCCCGCCTTGAAAGGAATCAACAGGGATATACCCAAATTTTGATATTGCCTGCTGCGCCAGCCAGCGCAACCCTTCAATGGTATAATGCTTGCCCCCGAATCTATCCGCATATGTTTGCTCGATAGACGTAGCAAACTCATCAATTTTACCGGCATTGAACTTTAAATCTATTGGCGATTCGCTTGGTACTGGAAGCAGGGTTGGTTGAGTGTCCATAATTTTTCCATAAAAAAAACCAGCGCTAAGGCTGGCATGATGTTAAGAGGATAGTGTCAGGGGTAAATCAAATCGTTATATTCAGCGAGGGTTAAAGCTGTTGTCCCATCACTATTTGGCTGCTTTTCGCTTATCACCCATTGAGTGGCGTCAAGCTCTGCAATGGTTGCGATTACGTAACGGGAGGGAGACTGAACGTCATACCCGTCAAAGATATTCAATGCCATCTGCGGGATAGCCGCGGTGAACCCAAACGCCGTGTCGGAACGAGGAGATGCAGGATAGCGAGTAGATGAATTACCCATGGAATCTGTAATGACGACATACATCGAGCCGGTGAAGTTGATTCGCTCACTGGTTTCAAAGGAATTATCACTGCGCGAGATGATGTACCCAGCTTGCTGATTGGTGTCGTAGGTGTCCGGAACCTGAACCATATCACCTACATTAACCCACTCCCCATCAGCCAGGGCTGTAATAGCCATGCTCATACGGGAATAAAGAAGCCGCCGGCACTCCTTCTGAGCACGGAAGTCAGCCTGAAAACCATCTCGGATATACATCATCTCGAACTTTTTGGCTTTGATTGGCTGGCCTACTTCGATCTGATTGTTTCTTACCCGGTAACGTATGTAGGCCTGCTTATTGGTGGTCGGATTGCGGTATTGGACCTCAACGCCGTCATACCCGCCAGGAAGCGTCATGTCGTAGCTTACAGAATATCCCGAATCAACAGTGTTCGACCGGTTAAATACAGTTGCTGGGACACTTCTTTTCACGTCGAGCGTGAATGATAGAACGCTGTCATCCCAGTAAACGCTTACCCCAGCAGCATCACAAATGGTCTCCATTCTCTGCCCCAGCGACACATCCTCATCATCAAAGGTGTAGTCAAAATAGCTAAGCCGCTGGTCTCGGGCGTCGAGTTCGGCCTGAATCTGATAGAGGCCATATATATCGATTGAGCTTTCAGGCTGACCGCCAATTACGATCCAATTGTGCAACGCAATATCTGCAAACTTTCGTGATGCCCTAATCGTGTAATCGACTTTCTGCGTGCTCAGGTTGTACGTGATCACATGCCGGTTAATGAGGGCGTTGTATTTCCTGTCTCGTGCACTGGTGGCATTCTCTGTCTGCCTGACTGTAACACGCACCAGCGTGTCATTGGGGTAACTGACATTTGTGCGTATATTTACACTGTGAATGGCCTCGACCTTGAGCTTACTGTTGTCACCACTGTTATCTGTACGCCGGAATGTCACTGCATATCGACCATAGCCGCCAGCAGGCATCAGCTTATCTGTGCGATAGAAGGTGTCGGATGTAGACTGGTGCGGTGTAGTCTGGCGGTAAATGAAAGTCTGCGTTGTTCCCGGCACCTGTACGTTGTCATCATCGATTTTCCAGATCGTAACCTGCCAGTTGGCCTCACTTTTGCCGCCCAATCCTGACTGAGTGTGCAACCACAACTGCGATGATTGTACCGGTGAAAAGAAAGGGCCAATCGCCAGTGCTTGGTTGTCATTAAGAATGAACTTAGTCGTGTTGATTGTTGCAGTAGATATGTATGAGGCGTTTGAGCCTTCAATGCTGTCGATGACGAAATTGTAGTAATAAATCGGCGCTGTAACAGAGCCATTGGAGGTCTGCGTGGCCGATATCAGATTGCCTGATAATGTGAAGTCCTGAGTAACATTCCCGCTAGCCGTTGGGTATGTAGCATTCACCACAAAGGATACGGCATGGGGTAGCGCGAGGCCCATGAAGTAGTCAAAGCTCGCTTGCTTGGCAATCTTCATTAGTATCTGCCCGCCGGAGTAGCTTCCGCTTATTACAGTGCTGGCAGTGGCGCTCTCAATTGGGAAATCCTCTGACTCGTTCTTGCCGGGAACCTCCTGCCCGTCAACGTCATCGAACTGATAGCCTTCATTTATCGTGCCGATCACATCACCTGGGTTATATACAGTAAACGACGCCCCCGCCATAGAGCCTAGGTTGCTTTCTGAATATCTGACCGAGCTGACTGTGTACCTTCCAATACCAAAGTTCATGAACTCGGTGAGGTATTTGAGGTTGCCTGAATACTCGAACAGAGACTCCTGAATAAGGTCAGGGAAAGCCCTAATCAGACCATAATTGTCAGGCTTTGCCTCACCATTACGAGCGAGGTTAGACTGACCCTTAAGGCTGTTATTCGACGAAGTTTTGCTTTGCCCGATATTGCCTGTGCCAGGCTGCTTGATAAGCCCGCTCATGATTTTCTGAGTAAACTTTATCGGGTTGAAGTGTTCGAGCGGGTTAAGGAGGGTTTTAGCCAGACCGCCTGATTTAGGCTGGTCGAAGATGATAATCCGATCTTCTTCTTGCAGGCTAAAGCCGATATCGTCATCGTCACGCAGTTCTTGTCCGTTAAGACTGATGCGTAGCTCGTTATGAAGATTCTGGCCTGCCAGCCACTCATTGAACGGCACACCTGCAGGGGCTTTAACCCTCGCTTTCGGCAGTCCCGGAACACGCTGAATCTGGACGATAGGCATACTGATAGAACTCCACGCGCGTGAATAGTTTTTGTATTGTTCGGATACTGTCTGAGCGCACATGCCCACTCTCTCCGCGGCTGTGCAAGGCGCGACCATCAAGAATCAGTCCGACGTGAACAGGCTGGCTGCCGTACCAGGCAATAAATATTCCGTTGTCAGTGAAGATATCCGTTTGCCGCCAGTAAACGACCTCGCCTGTAAAGCACGTCAGGAAGTCAGCGCCAGATTCGTAGTCAGGCTGATGATGAATCTCTACGCCCAGCACATGACGGTAGTAGAGAACTACCAGCGCCCAGCAGTCCATAGCCTCAAAGGTGCATGACCTGTCACGCCATGGCACACCAGTCACCTTCTCAATGAACTCAGACTTAAGCATTTTGTAGCCCCGGAAATTCCTCTGGCGTGTACAGCCGCCCAACGTTGTTATTAAGCGGATTTTTAAGCGTCAACGTAACGGTCACATCGTTCTGATCCATGCTTACGTCGTTGACGTAGAGCGTCCATGGCTTGAGTGGGGTGTTCATATCCGCCGAATCAAAACGCTGGTATGTGGCCGAAATTGGAGTGATGCGCGCATACCCCCGCCAGAGCTTAAGTTGCTGCTTAAAGTCCTGTGCGAGACGGCTGAATTTGACGCTGCAATCAATAACAGGTGTTGAGCTCTGCTGGCTTTCGTTGATTTCCATGCGACACGGTGTATAGATTTGGCCGGCAAACGTTTTGGGGAAAACCTGCTTGTCTACCAGCCTGATATAGCCGAATGTCTGGTTATAGAACGTCAGCGTGTCGAAAAGCACCCGGTTGGGCCGCTGGCTTTTGAACTCTCTGAAAGTCGGCATTAAGGCACCCTTGGTAATGATTCCTTATCCCGCCCGTCGGGATAACCAGTGACGACAATGTCCAGCCAGCTACCCCATGGCGGCGGAAGCTCAACTAGGATGTCGTCGAATTCGTCGTCTGAGTTATTCAGCTCTCTGGCAATTACGCTTCCTGTCCAGGTGAACACAGACCCGCTCTGGTTCCATGTTGGATAGGTAGTGAAATGAAGCTCCTGAGCCTCCAGCCCTGAATCTCCAGTCCCGGTCGATAGCCTCATGCTGAACCACTGATTGCCGTTATCCAGATAGTTAGGACTGCGCAACCACTGGTAAAAGGCACGGTGCTGATCACGTGTGAATATCCATGTCAGGCTGAATGATGATTTAAGGTCGTCAGTAAGCTTCTGGAAGATTGGCGCACCAACCTGTGGCTGGTCAGTGCGGAAACCCGTATCACTGGTGACGTTTTTATTAGACTTCTGAGCCAGCGGGAGCCAGTCAGGATAATCAATAGCCATTATTCTGTAGCCCTCGCTGATGCTGTTGTGTTGCGGGTTATTGCCTGCCGGATCGGCCCGCCCTGGTTCAGGTCTGCCACAATGACGTCTATTGTCAGACCACCACCTGTGTTATTGGCCTGTGCATCAACCGTGGCGCTGGTGTAGTTCTGTATATTGATAACCACCCCACCTGAGCTACCAGCTGATGACGTCATGTCCTTGTTGCTTATCACTGAACCGTTATCGCCGGGGATCATGTATTGCTTACCACTGCTGGCCTGATAGATTTCGGGCATGCCGCCCTCACCTACCTGATACATGGAGCCCGCCGATACCGGGCCGCCGTTCTTACGCTTGCCTGACAGCCCTGCGATCAAGCCGAACGCAGCCAGTAACGCGCCGCCACCAACGACTGCTGCGGCACCAAATGACCCGATTGAAGCAACAAGTGCTGCTGGCAACCATGCGGCCATAGTGGTTCCGGCTGCTGCGGTACTTGCTGCGGTGGTGGTTGCGGTGCCAGCAACGGATGCCGCTGTTGTGGTTGTGATAGCAGTAGTTTGAGCTGCCGCGCCCATTACTGAAGACTTAACCCATTCTGCCCCCATCTGAACGAAGGAATTAATCAGACTGTTAAGCGCATTGCTGGTGAGAGAGGACATAGCCTCTTGAGCGGTCATGCTGCCGGTTGCAATGCCTGTCAGAGCGTTTGAGGCATTGCCCTGAAGGGAATCAAACGTTGCAGCTAGCGCGGCATTACCGGCGTTTTGTTGGCTAAAGAGCGTCCACATTGCAGCAGTACGCTGTTGCTCGTATTCAGTGTTGGCCGCATTGCGTAGTGCAAGGCTTTGTTGCTCAGTGAGTACTTTCTGGCTCTCAAACTGCTGTATAAGCGCCAACTTTTGAGCGTTCTCATTCGCCAGCGCCTGCACAGGGTCAACTGCGCCAGCAGCCTGCTGCTGTGGCGTCACGGATTGATTGGCGCGGATCTTCGCGAGGTTAACCTGATGCTCCTGCTCAAGCCGCTCAGCGGTTTCGTTGTACTGCTCCTGGCTAATCTTTTTGGCTGACAATGCCGTTTGCAGATCGGCAACATCCTGCTTGTAGCTTGCATCTTCTTTAGCCTGCGGAAGCAGCTTCTCTGCAGCCGCCTGGGATCGTATAGCGTTACTGGTATCCCATTTCGCTGCAGCATACTGACCAGCAAGTTTGATGTCGTTCTGCGTTGCCGCGCTACCCAAAGACTGTTGAGCCGTCAGAATTGCCTGCTCGCGACTTAATTCACGAGTTGAGTCACCAGCCAGCTCAGACTGCTGCTTCAGGTTTGCCAACTTCTGCGCAATTGATTCAGCCTGAGTTTCAGCTTTCTTACCGGCCGCCAATCCCTCCTTCGTTTCTTTGTTCCTGGCTGCCTCTGCTGCCTGAAGATCGTACTGTGCCCCAGCCAGTTGACCTGCAGCGTTAACTTGATTCTGGTTGCCACCTTTATCAGTTGCCTCCATCCGAGCTTTAGTTACGGCGCGAAGACGTTTGTCGGTTATAGCAAGAAGCGTGTTTTCATCAGCAAGATCTTTGTTGTAGGCATCTGCCTTATCACTGCGAGGGATTTGCAGGCTGGTAGAGTTGAACTTGTCCTTTGCACGGCTGGCGAAGTCGATTGCATGACCGAACTGATTCATCAGACCGCTAGCAACGCCAGCAGCGTCGCCGTCACGTTTTAGTAAATCGATCCCCTGAGCAAATGTGCCATTCATCTGCGCGCGAAGAATGCCGGTTTTACTGACGGTCTGACTGAGCTTTTCTTGCGCTGTTTCGTTCTGCGCCAGCAGCTGGGTATGTTCGCTCTGTGCATCTGCAAGTTCAGAAAGGGCCACCTTATAAAGCAGACTTCCTTCCTGAAGCGAGCTAAGGGTGCGGCGCAGGCGAGCCTGCTGAAGTTCATTTGCTTCAATGGTGGATTGATTGTCTTTTAAAGCATCAACCTGAGCGCGGATTGACTTGCTGGCACTATCAATTTCAGCAGCAAGCTGAATCTGACTCATGCTTTTCATTTTTCCAATCACGCCATCAAGCTTGTCGGCAAAGTCGATACTCTCCTGCCGGGCCTGCTGCATCTTCTGGTAAAGGTAAAAAATACCTGCGGCGGCTATAACGGCAAAGCCTACAGGCCCACCAATCAAAGCAAGTGCGCCACTGGCGAGTGATTTAATAGTGGTTGTTGCCGTCACTGCTGCAGCGGTAGCTGTTCGCGTTGCGGCAGCCTGCGCAATCTGCGCCTCTGCGTATGCAGCAGATCGCTGGATAGCCACTGACTTTGCAGCATTGAGATTCTGCAGAGCAAAGCCCTCTGCCGAAGAACCTTTCGCAACGTTGTACTCAGCCTGCGCAAGTGCCAGCGAAGATAGAGCGGCTTCTTTATCCAGCAGTGACTTTCTGGCGACTACGGTGGCTGCTGTGGCTGTGGCTGTGGTGGATTGCGCGGTAGCTACCGCTTGCGCTCTGGCTGCCAGTGCGTCATCTACTCTTGCTTTCGTTGCCATAGCCAGAGCGCCAGTAAATCTACCGCCAAACATTACTGCGGCTGCTGCAACTACGTTAGCGACAATATCTAAGTTCTCGCTGAGAGAGATAACACCCTGATTGAAGATTTTTATAGATGTGCTGACGCTTGAACTTTCACCAACGAACTTAGTGATATTGTTGGTTGCTACAGTAAATGCCTGACCCATGGTAAGCGCAGTGTTAGCGAACTCTTTTGCGATCGCATCGCTTTGTTTAAGCAGGCCATTAACAACAACTTCTGTGGTGAGTTTACCCTCTGCTGCCATCGCTCTCAGTTGGCCGATAGTGACACCAAGTGAATCGGCAAGAGCAACGGCTAGGCGGCTTCCGTTTTCAGAGATAGAGTTAAACTCTTCGCCACGCAGAACGCCGGAGGCGAGCGCCTGAGAAAGCTGGGTCATTGTCGAGCTTGCTTCTTCGGTCGTTGCACCTGAGACAGCTAAGCCCTTGTTGATGGTCGCGGTGAGTTTAATGAGGTCGGCAGTGCTGGTGCCTGCGCTTCTCGTAGATCGCTCCAGCCGGCCATAGAGTGTGGCGGTTGCCTCAATACTTGACCGGGTGTTCTGTGAGATATCGAAAACGCGCTGAGTTACATCAGCAAGTTGCTCATTAGCCCGGACGGAGTTTGCCAGTTTATTGCTTACCGTTACCCAGGCATTTCCATACTCTGCAACCTGCTGCACCGAGATGGCTGCTGAAAGCGATGTTGCCACTCTTGTTAATGATGAAAAGGACTTTTCAGCATTCCCAGCAGATTTGGCTGTGCTATTGAAGCCTTGGTCTAATTTGTTTAGACGATCATTTACCTGCCGCTGCCCTTCGATAAGCCTGGCGACATTCATTTCAATCTCATAAACGATGTTGCCAACCTGCTGCTCGCCTGCCATTCGCTTTTCTCCGGGCGTTAAAAAACCGCCTAAGCGGTTAATTGTTATTTAGCTTTTGCTAATCTTTTCGCTTTCTTCGCCAGATAGTCATCCGCAACAGCCTCATACTCCTCTCGAGTGAATCCCTTCTGGTCAGGGTATTTCGCTGCAAGCATGTGCTGAAACTCGGTCATCGTTAGTTGCTCGGCTTCTGAGCGATTCATGCTGAAATGATTGCGGGCCGCGCTGACGTAGTCAAAGGCATTAAACTCTGTCGTAGCCTTGCCACTTTCATGGCGCTGTAACTGGCGAACCTTTGCCTTACCGATGATGCCGTGTGTTATCAGGGATTGAGCGATAAGCAGCAGCTCAAAGTCACCAATCAGGCCCATGCGGCGCTTAAATGCCCTGCCTTTAGTTCTGGCCGGACGGAGCTCACCGATAAGATCGGACAAATCATCCTCACAGCAAGCCTGCATTACAGTCATGGCCGCCATAACCGCCCTCTTGCCGTAACTGCAACTGCGGATGTGCTCGATTAACCAGGCCGGAACGTGTCCATATGCGTCAGTTGCTCGCTCTATTAGTGGTGTAAGCTCATCGTGGTGCAGGTCTGCAAAGGTCTGAACAATCTCCTGCGGCTCACCGATTCGGCTCATTGCTGCAAATGACGGGCGGAAAAAATACTCATCCTCACCAGCCGTGATGAGGCACTCACCAATCTCTTTATACGGCGTCATGTGGTCTCCATAATCATTATCAATGGGCCGAAGAAGCCAGCCCATTTGGAATGGTTACGAAGCAGTAACCGTTACAGTTGTGGTACCTGTGAAATTGCCGTCGTTCGACT